GATTGCTTGCACCTATTACGCCACAGCCGATGCGTATCGTTCCAAAAGGTTACACAAGCGTTACGCCAGAAGTTGAGCAACAAATGGCTAGAGAAGCAGCAGAAAAAGCTGGTCAATCATTAGACCCATATACAAGATCGTTGCAACAAGGTTACGAACACGGCTGGTATCACGGCAGTACGGGTGACATTACACAATTTAGAAAAGACCTTTTAGGTGAAGCTACTGGTGCAGAGAGTGCAAAAAAAGGATTCTTTTTTGCCCGTGACCCACAAAATCCACCAGCATCAATGATGCAAAAATCATCTGATGAAAAAAGTGTTGAATTGCTTAGAAAGCTAGGAATTCCAGAGGAAGAAATCGCAAAACTTAATACGATTTCAATGGCTGGTCATGGCGCTGAAACAGCTTCAGGATATGCACAAATAGGTGGTTCTCGTAAATACAAAGAAGCGATGAGGAGCGCAAACGCTGCTGAGAAAAAAGGCAATTGGGACGAATACGAGAAACAAATGGCTTTGGCAGAAGACATCGCCATAGGAGATCAGCGTTATTTGCAAGATTTAACGGCAAAGTATGGTGATGTAAGAGATCAAATGTTATCTGACATAAATAGTGCAATCTATTCAAAACAATTGCCACAGAAAGATGCCGAATTACTTGATGCAAAAGTAAAAGAATTGATGCCTTATGGTTGGTATAACAGCTATTCAAATCCACAACTTGATGGCTTAAAGAAGGAAATTGCAAATTTAGCTGGTGAAGATGCAAGCAAAGCCATTAAAAGCATTGAGCAATTCCAATCTGTTAAGAATGAGAGAGCATTGGCAGAAAAGACACAAGAGGGAAGCAATGTGATGCCAGTTGCATTGCGCTACAAGAATCCTCTTGTCTATGACTTTGCTGGAAACACATACAGAGATCAAACATATTCTGATCTTGTAGATCAAGCCATGAAGCAAGGCAATGATGCTGTAATTCTGAAGAATACATTTGACCCTGCTGCTGGTCCATCAAAACTTATTGATGTTGGTGTTGTGTTTGAACCAAATCAAATAAGATCAAAATTTGCTGCGTTTAATCCTGAAAACATGAAGTCAGGAAATGTGTTGGCTGGTGCTTTGCCATTTTCTTTGCTTGCAGATGAAGAAAACAGAAAGCAGCTAGAAAGTTATGGCTTACTAGCCCCATAAAAAGCAGCCACCAACGGGTCGCGCTTGATCTTCTTACGAAGCTGGCGCTGCCTTGCCAGCCTGAACTCTCGATGCTCGACTGACTCTTTGGCACGCCACTTCTTCATTCTTTCGTTCATGGTCATAGGCTTTGGTCTGACAGCATCAACGCCAATCCCGTAGCGATACACAGCAGCAGGTATGGAGTTGTATTCCACTCGATGCCACGACTGAATATGAATCAGTCCTTGCTTGTGCAGCTTGGAGACAATAAGCCTTGCAGACCTGACGGTGCAATGAATCAACTCTGACAACTGAACTGCCGTATAGCCCTTATCTGTCAACGCCTTGATGACGCGCTTTTGCTGTTCTGATCTCATTTTTTGCGTCTTGCTATTTCACGGTCCAGATACCAGCGTGCCTTCTCCAAGTCCTCAATGGCATCGTGCTTGAGGTCACAGCGCAGTATGTACTTGATCGCATTACCCAAACAGAAGTTCATGTGTTCGGTGATCTGTATCGCCTCGATGCCAGACGGGTGCGATGTGTAGTGCTTTGGGTGGTTTACATTGTCAGTCATATTCGCATTCACGATTTTCTTTAGGCTTAAACACAGGAAAAGGCTTGTAGACATCATCAGGTTTTTTCAGCCTGAAGTAATAGTCACCGACAGCGTTTTGAGCTATCCATCCGATAGGTTTATCTTGTTGCTGTTGCGCGTCAGCAATCTCACGCTTTCTCCAGCCCGTCATTCGTCATCACCATGAAGGTATTGCTTTGGGTAGCCACCAGTACCTTTGCACTTGTGGCAGACAGCACCTTCGTGCATCCCTTCACCTGACCCGCTGCAAGAAGGGCAGATGTAGTCATCATCCTCTTCGACTTCTTCCTTCTTGCCGAAGATTCTGTCCCAGTTGGATGCCAGCGTCTCGTCATCAATCTGAGACGGTCTTTGTGTTGAACCTTTACCCATTCTTTTTCACCTTAGTGTTTGCTGTACCTGCTCTGCTGTAAACGATGAACTCTTTGGGTTCAAGCGATACGACATTCTTGCTGATGCCTAAGATCGTACCGTGACGCTTATTCGTCTTTCTGGCTTCGTCTACCGACTTTGACATCGTTAGGCTGTTCTTTGCGCTGATGTTCATGGTCTTGAACATATTGCCGTGGATTGCTTCCCATTGCCGCATGAACTCACGATAGTCAAATGCGTAAACTGTTATACCGTCCATTAGTTACCCCCAAAAAGCTAAGTCTAAAACTACTGCTGCAAACACCATCAGCAGCAGCACCTCAAAGTCATTGAGTTCTGTCATTTACATATCCTTCTTTAATCAGCCATTTTCTAAAGTTCTCGTCAATCTGAGGCGGTCTAGTTCTCTTCTTCTTGACCTTTTCCTTTTTAGGCTTGGCAGTCTCGTACCACGGCGCTCCTTTGGCGAGAACTGTTTTAAAAGCCATTCCTATCAATCCCCCAACGCTTTCAAAGCAGCGATAAACATAAGAACAGCGACACCAGCAATGGCAGCGCCAATGAATAACATCAAAACGATCAGCCAAAAGTTGTGGTCCATGTCAGTCCCCTATTTAATGACACGCGCCTTGCGTGCCTTGATCTCAGCGTTAACGATGTCCAGAGCCTTCTCAAGCTGTGCGATGGTGCAGACCTCAAGCTGCGCGTCATGCACCTCATACGCCTCGTTGATAGCCATTAGCTCTGGTCCTCTTGCAATGAATCTATTGTCTCGGTTGATGCCACGCTTTGCTATCTCGAACAAGGCATCCTGCCCTGCTCTGATCTCCTTGGCGTAGTCCTCTCCAATGTTGATGCGCGACAAGGCTTCAGTAACATTCAAGGCTGCGATGATGTTGTCGATGTCATCCTTGGTGGCTGTGCCAGTTCGCAACGAATCAAGGGAAGAATGATTCTTGATCTTCAGGTGCAGGGCAGCGTCACCCGTCTCGTTGATTGACTTGAACCCATTGATGACCCAAGTAACTGCGTCAAGACGCACGCCTTTGGGCTTGTACTTAGAGCGTTTTCTCATTGCACTTGCATTTCTAAGTCTTTGATTCTGTCCTTGAGGGACTCGATCTCTTGCTCGTAAGCGTCCAAGTCCTTGAGCATCTTACGCATCACGCTGGCAATGAGGTCTGGACCTTCTGCCTTGTACTCTTCCAAGCCTACGATGAGGCGCATGGCTTCTTGTCGTGTTGTCATTTTCCACCTGCATTTGCTTTGAGTTTCGCGAACTTGCGCTCTGCCTTAACGCCTTCGTACCAGCCGATCATGCAGCCCTTCTGAGCAGCTTCTCTGGCAATGCGTCCGATGTCCTCTGGTCTGAGTATGCCGACCTTGCCAGCAGCACGCATGACGAATTCGTGGACTACCTCGTCAATCTTGTCTTGCATTTTTTCGCTCATAGTTCTCTCGCTTTCAGCATTGCGTCTGCTATCCAATAAGAAGCCTGTGCAAGTTTGTCGTCTGGGCTTGAATAGTTTGGGTCGCTAAGAATTGCTTGCATCGCCTTGGCTGCAAAGTAATCACGCAATGTCATGCCATAACCTTGTGAAAGCGAAGAACTGTCAAACGCTCCACCTTGTGTATATAAGCTGCGTGGAAAAGCTGAACCACCTGTTTTGTCTGTTGTCATTTCGCACCCCACAGCAAGCAGGTCAAGAAGCCAGCAGCAAAGGCAATCGTGATGTAAACCCAGAACTCTGCTTGAGCATAGGATTCGTTCTGGCTACCTTCTAGCCACTCCCAACGCTCACGCGCTTGAATGTCGTAATAGTTCTCGCGGAATGCGTCTGCCGTGGTGCGTGGATAGCAGCGGGTTGTTTCGTTGATCTTCATGGTTTTCAATCCTTAGTGGTTGTTGAAAGATGGGGCTTTCGCCCCGTTTGCTTAGTATTGCTTGATGCAATCTAAAGGAAGTGACAAGCCACCTCGGTAGGTCTTGCCAGTAACCTCGCAAAGCTCTTTGAGCATTGCCCAACGCTGACCATCAGGTCCAACGCGAAAGTCGATAATGACAAAAACACCAGCGTTTTTGCCGCGAACGATTTGGTTGAGAGAGAACATAGAGAAAGCTCCTAAGAGAGTTGATTTGCGTTGTTGATGTGTGAATCATATATCAAATGACACCCATGTCAACACCCAAAGTGTATTATTTTCACAACAAACTCATAAAATTGTTGTGGCGGGTTCGGTTTCTCCCGCTGAATCGCTGGTTTCTCCTGCTGGCGGTTGCCTTGATAGGGGTGAGGCAACAGGGCTTCACCCCTTTTTTTGACTTGCCACGCAAATCAATTATGGCTTAACATTTAAGCCATGACAAATCCAAACTACATCAAAGAGATTCAAGAGCGTGCTGCTTTAGCTGGCTTCACTATGGCTGATGTCTGCCGTGAGGCGGGTCTAGACCCGTCTGTGGCATCACGATGGAAGGCTGGCAAGGTAACCCCCCTAGTCTCATCAATTCATCGCCTCAAGGACGCAGCAGACCGTCTCATCGCGCAGCGTATCGAGTCCATCGACAAGATCGGTCAGCCATGATTCAACCCGTCAAACGAATCATTGGTGTAGATTGCGGTGCATTTGGCGCTTTCGCGTTGTATGTTGACAACAGGCTTGATCGTGTCGTTGATATGCCTATCGTTGAGGTGGTTCGTGGTGGCGGCACCAAGAAGCAAGTCTCAGCGCAAGGCGTTGCAGCCATCATCAAGGAGCTTGCACCTACGCACGCATTCGTTGAAAAGGTCGGCGCAATGCCAAATCAGGGAGTGTCATCAATGTTCGCCTTCGGGCGTGCAGCAGGTGTCATTGAAGGATGTCTTGCAGCGTTGTCTGTTCCCGTCACCTACATCACACCACAAGCATGGATGAAAGCCACAGGCTGCGGCAAAGGCAAGGACGCAATTCGTCATCGTGCGATGGAGTTGCACCCAGATGACCAGCATCTCTTCAAGCGCGTGAAGGACTCAGGTCGCGCTGATGCTTCGATGATTGCTTACTACGGGACGAAAACACTATGACACAAGATGAAATCATTGAGATGGCTAGACAGGTTGGCGCAGTTTATAGCGACGATCATGCGGTATCTTTGTTGGATGATGAAATTATTATCTTTGCCAAACTGGTAGCAGCTAAAGAGCGTGAGGCGTGTGCTATTGCTTGCGAAACAAACGGACGAGATTTGGCGGGACTGCACTATGCAGGGGTTATCCGAGCAAGAGGTGAAGCAGTTTGACACTCGCACGACTACCAAGAAAATGCAGCGTATTTGAAGCGAAGTATTCAGCCAAGCAGATGCGGGAATATGCGCTCAAGTGCATGAAGGAATCACAACAACAGGAGAAGCAATTGCTAGACGCAAAGGAAGAAGAAAGAGAAGTGCTTAGACAGCACATCGTGTGGCTCACAACAGAGCTAGAACGCACACGGCACGCATTGAAACAGCGCAACGACATACTGCGTGAAATGCTTAACCCTGACTCTCTAGGTTGGGCTGTTAACAACGAAGTCAGATCGCAAATCTACAACCTATTTTCAGCAGAGATCGAACAGGAGCGTGCAGCATGGAATCAAAAATAAAAGAGTTGCTTTTTCTCAAGTATCACATTGCTTATTCAGCTTACAGAAGGCAAGTTCACATTGATACAGGTGACTTCCAAATGGCGATGTATCACCAGTTTCTGTTTCACGACCTAACAGAAAAATTTGGCGAAGTAATGCTGTCAACTACAAATCAAGAGAGCCAAGACTACTATCAAGCAATGCTTTGTTGGGATTACAAATGATAAAACTCAGACCATCATCATCATCACGCTGGATTGCCTGTCCTGCATCTGTCAAGCTGTCGGAAGGCATCCCTTATCAACCATCAGGCGAAGCAGCGCAGATCGGCACAGCGATTCACGCAGTCGCTGAAACCTGCTACCTCACAGGCACATCACCTGACGAATACATCGGCAAGGTCGTGGAAGGCATCACGATCACAGAGGAAAACGCACGCTTTGCTTACGCTCATGTTGACCACATCAGGCAGCTTGAGTTGGACATGGGCACGCTTAAGGTCGAGCAATTCGTCACGGCGTACAAAGGCAAAGAACTCACACTTGCTGGCACAGCAGATGTCATCGCGTACTCTTACGACAAGGACACTCTGGTCATTGCTGACTTAAAGACAGGCAGAGGCTTTGTTGACGCTGATTCAGATCAGATGAAGATTTACGCAATCGGCGCGATGGCACAACTCAAGACTGACTTCAGCAACATCGAACTCAGAATCATTCAGCCGCATCACGGTGAGCCACGCACTCACAAGATGACCTACAAAGAGCTGAATGAGTGGGCTGCAACCTATCTCACGCCAGCGATTAAAGCCATCGTCAAAGGCGAGACAACGCCAACACCTTCAGAGAAGGCGTGCCAATGGTGTCCTGCAAAGGCGACCTGTCCTGCCCATGTCGAAGAGTTCAACGAAGTCGCAGCGCAGGACATCAAGCGTATGCACGACATGACAGACGAGCAGATCGGCATCATGCTCTCAAAGGTCACAGCAGTCGAAGACTACATCAAAGCATTGCGCGAATACGCAACGCAGAAGATCGAGTCAGGCTCAGTCATCACAGGCTGGCAGATGCAACCCAAACGCGCACAGCGTAAGTGGAAAGATGAAAACAAGGCAGCAGAAGTCTTGATGCAAGCTGGCATCGAGAAATCCAAGCTGTACACAATAGAGTTAATCAGCCCGTCAGAAGCCAGTAAGCTGTTGTCAAAAGAAAACAGAGTGTTGTTAGATGACATCACCAAAAAAGAATCTTCGGGTCTGACGCTTGCAAGAGCAGTTGGGCTTGGTCAATAATCTCAACCCCGTCACACATCGTGGCATTCTTAAACTCGAAAGGCTCAAATGCTTAATCTCTCATCCTCTGGCGGTTCAGGAAACTACATCCGCTTCATGCCATCTGCAA